GGATGAGTTGCGTCTGCCGGTTGTAGAGTTAATTGTTGCCCAGATAAAGAGGCACCGGCTGCTGCTGGAGAAGAACCAACTGAGGCAAGTGTAACTGGATCATGTGAGGATTGATTTAAGGTAATCCCACTTGCACCGGGAACAATGGCAGCAATACCAAGAGTATCGGGGGCCTTTAGTTCCCAACTAGCCCGATCTGTTGAAACTTTAACATAACCAGTTGCGGTCCCGCCTTCTTTTACTTCAATTCCCGAACCACCCGCAGAGAAGTTAGCGCCACCATCATTTATCGTTACAGTCTTATCTTTTACATAAAGATTTGTAACATGTTCATATGTAGTGTCGCCTTGAAGCGTAATAGTGGAACCAATACCACCTATTGTGATGGCCGCTGTTGATGACCCAATACTTAATGTTCCGGTAGAGGAATTAATTCCGCCTTTAGCATCTATACTACCATCTACAGTAAGATTGTCTTTTAATGTCTTATCCCCAGATAATTCTTGAGCGCCAGTAGTTATTATACCGGGATGAGTTGCATCTGCGGGTTCAAGATTTAATACGCGCCGAACAATATCTTCGCTAGAGTTTAGCGAAAGAGTCATTCCTTGGTCTTTAGGAGTTGCTCCAATGTTTGAAATCGTTAAGGTTGTGTCAACCCATTTACTGCCGTCATAAACATAAATCTTTTCTGTATCAAGAACAACCCGAGCATCCCCCTCCGTACCGCCAAGACTAATAAGAGCGGCCTCTGTTTGTACCGCCGATTTCCATTGAACATCACCGGCAGGACCACCGCTTCCAGTGAAGTCTAAGCCACTAAAAATAAGCGGATTATATTTTGGCATAAAGCCCTCGCTTATGCTGTTCTTTCAGCAGAAAACATTAATGACCGTGTTGAATCGGTATAAATTACTCTAATTTGATAAAGAAGTGTTGTTCCATCATAAAAGGAATAAAGCTCTGTGTTATTGGACTCTGAGCCCGATATTTCTTCTATTTGTGTAGATTCGATGGTGAGGACAACCTTATGTCCAACCTTTCCAGCTAAAAACCCATCAACCGAAAGAGTTGCGTTAACATCGTTGTATGCTCCCTGTATAGACTGTTCATAATCTAGCTTTGTCGGTTGTTTGGTTGTAATAGACATATTATTTTTCTTTCTTCATCATTTTTTTAAGGCGAGAAAACTTGCCGCCTTTTACTTTTTCTGGAAGTTTTTTGCCCTTAGAAGCTTTGTCGTATTCTTTTACTATTTTGGGGTCTATTTCTCCGCGAGCTTCAGCCGCGTGAAAGTATCTTTGCTGCAAACGGCTTTTATATGGCATATTATTTAATTCTCTGCTTGATTAAATATTGGCGGGAACCTGATTTTGTTCCAATATCTGCCAAAAGATTTTTATCGCCTTCGCTATACCCACCCTGACGAACTAGTGTATCCACCATAGAACAAATTTCTTTTTCTTTTCCAAGGAGTGCAACAAACTGATCTTTATTTTCTTTTACTTCACCAGAAGGCATTCCTTGCATCATGGTCATAACCATTTGCATTACTTGTGCAATTGAGTAAGAACCATAAAGAGAAACATATTTTTCTGCAGCACGATCATATTCATCTTGAAGTTCATCGTAAAATCCACCAAGGGCACCATGATCTGCAAAGAACAAGGAACCCTTTACGTTATGATGTGCAGCTTGATAAGCAATCTGCATCATTCGTAAGTGAGCAACAAGCTTTAAAAATAGTTCTTGCGTGTTCATATTATTTATCTTCTAAACGAAAAAATGTTTTTCCGTCATACAAATAATCTAACCCAATAATTGCGTCATCTTCAACAACGAGAATTTGTATATCTGCGGGATAAACAGAATCTTCTGTCCACACCGACAAATCAATAACTTTGTTATCTTTAATCCAAACAGCTTTCATAAAATTTCCTTAGCTATATTCATATATAACTATTTTTCCGTTTCCACCAGAAGCTCCAGCCACTGCCGCGCCGGTTCTTATGCTATACGATCCGCCGCCACCACAACCACTTGTAGATGCCCCTGGCCCCCCAGACGAGCTTGATCTACTTAACTGCGCCGCTGTTGAGGGATTATTAATCGCGTGCCCACCAGAACCCAAAATGCCAAAATTTACTGCGCCAGTATTATCCCCGTTTCTAATTTGCATTGCGGCTGTGTCCCCCCCGCCATATCCACTAGCAGAACGAATACTTACAAACTTACTGGAAACAGTTCCACTTGAAGTAGCGGAGCCACCACCACCGCCACCACCAACAGCAAGAAAGGCAGTATTATCAACAGAACCACCCCCTCCGCCATTGCAAATTAAACGGTATCCATCCATTTCAAAATAAGTTTGTCCACCGCCGTTTGCTGTGGTATTTGCTGCTCCTGTAGTTCCGCCGCTCCCTATTGAGTACAACCCGGTTAAACCCTGCATGTTTCTAACTATAAACTGTTGATATGCCCCACCACCACCGCCGCCGCCAGCATAAGCTAAAGAGGTTGTTGAAGTAACAGAAGCACCGCCACCGCCAGAGCCCCACATTTCTACAACAATTAAACGGGTTCCATTGGTAGGTGTGTATGTCCCAGTACCCGAAGTATAAACAGTGGCATTAATCAATTTACCAGCAGTATTTCCTGCCGCAGTTAAATCTCCAACACCATCTGTCCATGTAATACTGCCAGTCATCGTTCCGCCAGTAGTGGGCAGTCCAAAACTAGAAGGCGCGGCCCAAGCAACACCAGTAGATTGAGTATTATTAACAGCTAATACATAGCCATTTACTGAACCAACAGGTAAACGAACGTTATCTGTTCCGTTATGAACAATTAAGTCACCGGCTGTTGTGGTTGGCGCAAGGGCATCAAAGGCATCGGTTTGCGTTGTTTGACCTGTACCACCAAGAGAGATTGGAACAGTTTGACCGGGAAGAAGACCAACCCACTTTCCTGCAGATAAATCTGTTGCAAAGGTTCCTGCGGTATGGGCAACTAAACATTGATAAAGACTATCAGATTGCTCAACAAACTGATTAGCTTCGTAATAATTCCCAGAAGTCCAAACGGTTGTTCCGCTACTTACTTCAACCCAGTCTCCCGCTGCATGGTCTGCTTCAAAGGATGCGCTTGCAGTATGAGCAAGGGCACATGAGTATAGTCGGTTATTATGGACAACCAATTGATTTACTTCATAAATAGTACCCGAACCCCAAAGGGTAGCAAGGTCAAAAGCTGAAACAAAATGCTTTAATGTTCTATTATATGCCATAAATTAATCTTCTTTTTTTTCTATTTTTAAAACTTTTTCTTGTTTAGTTTCTAGTGCCCTGTTTTGTAATTCGGTTGTTGTAAGTTGCAAAAACGCATCTTGTCTTTTTACAACTTCATTTCTAAAAGATTCAACAGCAGCCCCGGCTTGGCGCGATTGTTGTGCGTTTTCTATTAATAGCACAGGCAACCAAGCAATAGAACATCCCCACTCGTCAACCATCTCTCCAGTGTTCGGATTCATTCCACGAACCTGTGCGTACCAGCTACACTTTAAACCGATACACTTCTTTTTTAATAGGGGGCAATAATTACCCGGCTTTATTTTAGCCATAAGTTACTCTTGTTTTGCGTTATATGCATCAACAACTTGTTGAAAAATTCCTAATTCTTTAACAATCTCGTTTGGTTTTTTAAATTGAGTCAAAAAATAATATTTATATTCAATCTCCCCAACACCGTATTGCCCATGCCACTGAAAAGCATGAATATCTTGTGGTAAGAAGGAAACATCTACAATTTTTGAAACGCCGTTTATAATAACTAAATTATCTGGAACTATGACCGTTAATTTCATATATTTATCCTTTACTTGCTAAGATTACATCAGTATAATTTACTCTTAAATCTACCGTCACCGTACCGTGAACATGTGTGCCACCACCAACGGATTGACTTGTTATTGAGTGAACTTGATCGTCTGCATTAGTCCAGAGAGAAGTCCTAGTTGATCCCCCAGTGTCTTCTTCTGAGTTATGGTAGTGATCTGGATTATCAGAGGAAGTAAGAGTTGTTGTTGCACCAGCGACAGAGTACGATTGGTGTGCCGTGGCAAAATCAATACCAGCAGAATACGCTGAACCACCTGCGGAATTTGTGACTTGCAAAGCATGGCCGTTATAACTTGTAACTTTTGTCCAGCCAATGGGCGCAGTTGTTTGACCAAACACAGCAACAGTTCCGGGAGGGAAAACATCTGTTAAAACTACACTAGACATATTAATCCTTAATACAATAAATTACATCTAAGTAACTAACTGCTGTAGCAACTGTTGATGTATGAGTATGCGAGCCCGCAGTCGGTACTCCTGAGCCAGTTGGTTCGCTGGTAGTTCCGCCAGTTCTAATAAAAGTGTTTACAGTATCCACATTTGCGTAAGAACCAGTTGTTGTTGAATTAGCGCCACTGTGACAAGCGTACACCGAGGCCCCGCTATCGTCATCATATTTAATTCCGTGCGTGTGCGAGCCGATTTGTCCCGTGGATAAAGTAGCTGCGTTCCAAGTAAAAGAATAATTTGCACCCACCCTACTGCTAAAGGTATTAGACGCCACAGTTGTAACGCTTCCCGAAACAACGCGTAACGCGTAGTCATTCAATGCGCTACTTTTTGTCCAGCCAATAGGCGCATTTGTTTGCCTAAACAACATAACTGTACTTTTTGCTATATAACCGTCCGAGATTACGCTAGGCATATTAATCCTTAATACAAGAAATTATAAGAACATATTTTACGTCAAAATTTGGCATACCAACAACGCCATCCCAACTAGCGCTGGATAGAGAGTGAAGGTGGCCCGAAGTTTCTGTAGACCCGTTCCAAGTACCAGAAGATGTAGTTGTTACGTTTGCTCCCCCATTTGATCCACTCCAGTCAAAGGATGCGTTAGTGCCAAAGCTAGTTGACCCACCGCTGTTGGTTGGAATTGCGTGGCTATGGGGAGGAAAATCTTGTGATGATAAAAACGTTGTTCCACTGGTTACAATCCCCAAACTTCCCCCATAAACCGTTGAAAAGGGTGTGCTCCCCCCAGAACCCACTGTACCAGTTACTAAACGTAAAGTGCAATCATTAACTGAAGTTTCCTTAACCCAACCAACAGGGGCTGCTGAGTTATAAAAAACAGTTTTTGATCCGGGTTGCAACGTTCCTAAGTCCAAAAAAGAAGACATAATTATTCCCTAATTAACAGAATAGAATTACCAGTTCCATTGTTGGTTAATGTTCCTGCTGCGTCTTGCCAACAATCGCGTATAAATATAGAATTAGCATTTGCAGCTACAGTAATAGCTCCGGTAATTCTTAAATTTGTTATTCTAGACCAATCTGAGCCATCATTTAAAGTTAAAGTTCCACTAATCACTGTGCTTCTACCAACACCTTCAATTGTTAGTTGTTTTGCAAATGAAATTGTTTCAACAAAAGTTCCCGAAAGAATTAAAATTTTTCCACCAGAGGGAACATCAGTTATTGCTGCCGTTATTGTTGAGTGTGTTGCACCCTCTTGCGTCCCAACAACAGCGTTATATCCTAAAAATTCAAATGCAGATGCATAAATAAGGCCGGTAGAGCTTATTTTTATTTTTTCTTGATTTGGTGTATAACTCATAAATACCTTATATTATAAAGAAGTTTGTTCCATCACTTGTAATAGTAAGTGCTTGGTATTGAACTGTAAGCGATTTAGATGCAGAGCCATCAATAGTACCGCTTGTTGTATTTATTGTAACTGCACCAACACCAGCATCTACTTTTTTAATACTGTATATTTTACCAGATGTTGGAGAAGGTAACGTTAATGTTATTCCGCTTCCCCCACTTGTTGCTAAGACAATAGTATCACCAGACACAAGATTTTGTGTGGTTGAAACAGCTCGAACTGCTGCATAAATAAATGGATCAGCGCCAGAAGTTAGCTTAACGGCAGTTGCACTTCCTGCACCGTTAATAATCATTTCTGTTGAGCTAACAGCAATACCAACTGGAATAACCCATTGACCAGCAGAAGATGGAACGGTTGAAGTTAATTTACCTGCGCTTGATGGGTTAGCAAAAACGGGTTTACCCACAGTAAAAGAGCCCCCGGAAATAGAAGCACTTGGAACAGAAACCTTGCTACCAACTTGAACTCGAATTGCTCCACCGCCAGTATCAAGGGCAACGCCTATAAATTCAACTTTAGCATCATCAGCAGCATCAAGTCTTTGAATTGATGGTGGAATAGTTGTATTATTATAATATACAACGTCTCCAACACTGACGGTGCCTGAATTTGCAAAAAGAACTATTGGCGAACCACCAACGCCCCCAACAACATGCCAATAACCGGGAGAAGTTGAATTATAAATTAAAATTAAAGAAGCTTTTGGGTCAAGCTGTATTGATCCGCCAGTCCCTGTTCTAATTCCTGAACCGCCAGCAGAAAATTCATTCTCTATTTTAACATAAGACGAGGATGTATTTGTTAAAATTAAAACTTGTGCATCAACGCCAGCCGAAATAGTATTAACGTTTGCTGAAATTAAAGCATAAACGGTGTCGGGTAGTGCTAAAGCGCCATCGGTATTTGTTGGGGCTGACCTACTAAAAGCAAAATTGCTTTTTACTTCCACAACACCAGAACCAGCAGCAAAAACTGTAACTTTGCCGGTTCCTTGAGATTTTAAAATTAAATCTTGATTTGATACAGATTGCGCTGTTAATGGGCCACCGGAAATGCCGGTAATGGTGTCGGCAGTTGCTGTGTTGATGACCGGGGAGGTTAAGGTTTTAAGAGTTAAGGTTTGCTGATGATTTTCAGTTACAACGGGGGAGTTTTGTGTAGATTGGGAGGCATTATAATACTTCAGCTTTCCAGAAGCAGAATCTACTTCTAAATCACCAGATTCGCTGGAGGTTGAGCTACTTTCTGGTACGACTCGTATGCCTTTTATAAATTTACGAAAACTAAAAGCCATGTAATCCTCTTATACTTGAGATAAAGTTTTAGCCGAAAAGCTTATTTGTCCACCAGTAGTGCTTGCAGTTTCAGAAAGAGTATAATAAACTTGTCCATTTGAGTCTATTGTAAATAGGATTTTTGCGTTGCCAATGTAATCTCTCGAAGGAGTCCAAGCCGAACCGTTATAAACAGCAAATATACTTCCGGTTTCGTATAAAGTTGAGTTTTGCCTTATTACAGAATAAGTTATGGCTGCTGCTCTAACTTTAGTAGTTGGAAATGAAAGACCTTCAATTATTGTTGGTGTACCAGTAGCGAGCGTGAGTGGTATATCAATAACCGTTGCAGCAATGTCTGTGTCGTTTCCAACCCTTTCAAATGCTCCTTCAACCGCTTGAGAAAACTCAATTAAAGCGGGTGCCCAATTAGGCGATTCGCCTGTTGAGGGAAATTCTATTGGTGTACCGTTTATGGTTATAGTAACACTCATACGGATATAGTTGTTAACTATTGAATAATATAATAAAAAAGGGGAGAGGTATTTCTACCCCTCCCCCAATTATATTAAAACACTATTAAATGGTGTTAACAATCTTTTTAATGAGAGTATTGCGACCGGGAGCTTGGCAGAATAGAGCTTGGTCGGTGTATAGACGTAGCTCGTAAGCAGCCGAGTTTTCGAGATCGCGGAAGAACTCTTCACCTTGACCGGGGCGCTTGAAGGTAATATCGGTAGAACCGACACGCATCCAGTCTTCAACGTTGAGGAGGTAAGCATAACCTTCCTTAACATAGAGCGAAGGCTCAATTTCAATGTCACCGTTCTGTGAGTGGAACATGAGCGACTTAGCGCCAGATTCCATCTTAGCAGAGCTATAGCTGCTATCGTATTTACGAAGTGCAGCTTGATCGGTGAGCATGTTCTGCCATCCACGGGGGTTGACTAGAGCAAGGAGGGTTCCTTCTTGACCTTTTTCAACAGCGCGGGTAGCAGCTTGGCCTAGTTTGGTGAATGATAGAGCAGCATCGCCCGCATCATACTGGTTCCCACGGAATAGGTTGTAGGTGCTAACTTCGATGTTAAAGAGAGTGCCAGAGGCAACGGTTAGAATCTTGTGGATTCCAGCGAATTCGTTTCCAAACGCGCCTTTATGCCAAATGTCATCCCCGTCTGCGCAAGTGACAGCACCATCGACAGTAATGGTTTTAGCTTCCATATCAACACTAAGAACTTTTACTGAAGCCTTTAGAGTTGATGAAGGAGCCGGGCCACGAATTTCGATTGGCATTCCTTCTGCACCAGC